AGCGGGCTGAACGCCGATGGCGATGGCGTTGCCTTGGTCCAGGCGCATCGAGCAGGTACGCACGATGTCGTGGTTGTTCACCGTGCCGTCCGTGGTGATGGTCAGCACTTGCCCGACTTCGGGGTCGGTCGAAACCGCGAGCGCCGGCACGCCAGTGCTCGCGCTTGTCCAGGCAGCAGTGCTGAACATGCGGTCGATTGGCGCGCTGTAATAGCCCTCGCCCGTGTAGCCAAGTTTCCCAGCCCTTGACACCAGGGCTTGAGTAGCCAGAGTCTGCTGCGGCGTCAGCACGCCGACAGAGCCAAACCGCCCGCCCGCGCTCGGCTCGGTGACAGTCCATCCGCCAGCCCCCAGCGTGGCAAGCCCAGGGGAAACGCTGTTCGCGTCGGCCATTTCAGTTCTCCATCAGTGAATCAGGCGGCCTTGACCGAGCGCTGCATCGCAGTCTCGGCAGCCATGGTCTGCATCTGCTGGGCCTGCGCTGCCTGCTGCGCCTGCGCCTGCTGCTGCGCGCGCTGCTCGCGGAACGCGGCCAGCTGGTCCTCGTCGCGGATGACCTTGAGCGGCACGCCCAGTCCCTCGACGATCACGTCGACGGTGGCGTCGAAATCCACCTTGTCGAGCGCGGCGGCCGCGGCGGGCACGGCCTGGCCGAGGTTCGCCAGCGCGGTGAGGTTGCCCGTCATGCGCTCGACGGCGGCCACGTCCTCCTGCTTCTGGGCGCGGGCCAACGGGTTGTTGTACTTGACCTTGAGGTTCTGACCGCCCAGGGACTCGGGCGCCATGCCGAACACGCCGGCGCGGTACATCAGCCCGAAGCAGCGCTCGACCAGCGGCGCCAGGTACTCGGCCTGCAGCCGGCCATAGATCGGGCCCAGCAGCTGGCGGATCAGGCCCACGCGCACGTGCACCTCGGTCGCGGTCATGGCCGGCCCGTCCTGCGGCTGCAGCTGGTCGGCCATCAGGATCTTGCGGATGGCCGCGTGGTACTGCGCCACGCGCGCGTCGGCCAGCTGCCAGTTGCCGCCCGCGCTGAGCTGCTTCATGGAGTCGACCGAGTTGGCGACGATAACCTTGCGCGGCCCGACCTTGACGGTGCGCGGGTTGAGCACGCCGTCGTCCTCGGCGATCCACATCCCCGCGATGGCCAGCTCGGCGTTCATGCGGTCCATGCGCAGGAACTCGTTGAGCTCGCGGGCGTCGGGCAGCGCGTCGAACATGGGGCCGATCGCGTACACGCTGTCGGGAATCACGGCCCAGCGCGGCACGATCACAGGCATCTCGTGGTAGCCGCTCTCGCGCAGCAGCTGCTTCGAGTCGACCTCGAAATGGCAGGAGGCGATCGGCAGGTTCTTGGCCAGGCGCGCGCCCACGGCGTAGGTGCTGCGCGGGTAGATCGCGTGGCAGATCGTCACCGGCGCGTCGGGGTCGACCTCGGCCTTCTTCGCCGTGTCGGCCGAGACCTTCTCGACGCCGAACTCCTTGACGGCCTGCTCGGCGGTCAGGGTGTACTCGCGGAACACGGTGTCGACCAAGCCGCCGGCCTTGGTGGTCGAGCAGAAGCAGCTGGACAGCGGCCACTGCGTGAAGGTGAAGCCGCCGGCATCGCGGTCCACGTCGATGTAGAGCGCGAACCAGCCGGCGCCCACCAGGTCGAGCGCACACTCGAACGCGGCGGCATCGAAAGTCGAGGCGTGGATCTCCTCGTGGAGTTGCTTTCCCTTTTCGTCGAGCCAGCGACGGCCCTCGCCGTCGGCGCCCGTCACGTCGAGCAGCGCCCAGATCGAGCTCGACGGCGTGGCCCCCGAGACGATCGCCGCGGCCAGCGTGCGGCCGGCATCGGTAGCGGCCGAATGCAGCAGCCGGGACTTGCGGTCCATGGCCTGCTGCGCGTCGAGCGGAGCCCCACCGTCGAGGCCTGACGCGCGGATCGGGAACGAGTGATCGAAGCAGTCGCGCCACACCGACTCGTGCGGCTGGCGCAGCTGCTTCAGGCGCGTGAGGCGCTTGCAGAGGGCGTCGACTCGCGCGGTCATCAGACGGCCATGGCTCGGTCAGGGGTCTTCGGGATACCCACGCGGCCGGTGCTGCGCGAGCTCGCCGAGCCGGCGCCCAGTGCGGTGCCCGCGGCGTAGGCCGCCGAGGTGCCGGGGTAGTACGAGGCCATGCGCGCCGCCGGCGTCGGGCCACCGGAGGCCAGGGCCGTCACACCCGCGGCACCGCCCAGCGTGTCGGCGCTGGCGGTCGGATCGCCCAGCTCGAGCGCGCTGCTGCGGCGCCGGCGCTTCGAGTCGGCCAGCTTGGCGTTGGCAGCCACCTGCGCCATCGTCTCGGCCTCTGCCTTCTCGCGAGCGTCAGCCGCGATTGCCGCGTTGGCAGCGTCCTGCTGCGCGTGAATGCCCTTGCGCTGTTGGTCGGCGCTGTACGCGGCCGTGCCAACGCCCACGGCGGCAATCGTCAGCGAAACCGGATCGCACATGCTCAGCCCCGGCGCGCGTAGTAGCCGTCGGCGCAGAGGTAGCTCGTGATCGGCTCGGGCAGGCGCTTGTCGTCGATGGCCTGCTGCACCTGGGCCACCGTCATGCCGGCGGTGGCGCTGGCGGCCAGCTTCTCCTTGCCGTGCGGCGTCTCGGGCTCGTACACCACCTGCGGCAGCTTCGGGTCGGCCGCGGCGGCGGCGCGCAGCCGCTCGTTCTCCTCGGCCTGGGCCGCCAGCTGGGCCTCGAGCTCGGCGATCCGCGCGTCGGGATCGGCAGCAGCTTCGGTCGAGGTGGTCAACGCGGCCTGCTCCTGCGTCGCGGTGGTGCTGTCGTCGGCGGAACCGGCGGTGTCCGGTGCGGGTGCTCCCGGCGTCTGGACGGGCTGCGAGGCGGATCGACCCATGGCTTTCGCTCCTTTGCGGGTGGGTGGTGGGGATGAACCGGCGGTGTCCGGTGCGGGGGAATGGTCAGCGAGGCCTGCGGGCGGTTTCCAGCCCGGGACCTACCTCGCGTGTGCCGACAGCGGGCGGCGATCGACAGGCGCGAAGATCCGGGCCTTCCCGGTGAGACGAACCCAGCGGTCGAGCAGGCGCTCGCCGTCGCCGTGCTTGGGCTCGCTGCCGTCCATCCAGCCGCGCAGCGTGCCGCGCGCAACGCCGAGCGCGGACGCCAGGCGCTCCTGCGAGCACGGGACGCGCACGTCGGGATTGCCAGGGTCGGGCTCGCCCAGCATGTAGGCGATGTCGCCCAGCAGCCTGTGCCAGTCGATACGCGGTGCCGTCATCAGGTCATGGTCCTCTGCCCGAAGTGCGCCAGCAGCAGAGCGTCGGCGCGGTTGTGGTCCTTCTTCCGCTTCAGGTGCGACTCGGCCAGCGGGTACAGCGCCCGGGCCTTCTCGATGCCGTCGGCCTTCTCGCTGCCGATCAGCCCGTACCAGCGCTTCCACGTCGCAGGCTGCACCGCACGCACGTCGAGGCGCGCCAGCTCGAGCACCGTCTCGACCACGCCGCGCGAGTGCATCAGCGAGCCCTGCGACTGCGGTGAGTTGGCACGGCCGGGCATCGTGTGCACGTCCTCGATGAGCGCCAGCGCCACCTCGCCAGGCGGGACGCACTGGCGGACCAGCTCCATCAGCCAGCGCGCGTCGATGCGCCTGCGCACCATGCGCTTGCCCGGGATCTCTCGCGTGGGCAGGTCGACCAGGCTGCAGGTGCCGCGCGAGTCCACTGCCGCCAGGGCGCCGGTGACGCCGATGTCGATGCCCAGCACGATCACGACATGCACCTCACCACACCGATGCCAACCAGCGTCCAGAACACGGCCAGGCCAAGCAGCACCAGTAGCAGCGGCCGTGAATCGCGCGGACCATCGTTCTCTGCTGGGCAGTCTCGCCCCTGCCTGCAGTCGCCCGAGCACGGCGGGCACGACTCGACGATGGCGCGGTACGCCTCCCGCTCATTGCGCGGATGCATGGCTCTCCTCCCAGGCCCCGACGGGGCGATGAATCACGACGGGGTGTTGGGCGTCAGTCCTTCACCCGGTCCAGCCAGTCGCGCAACCGCTGCGGGCCAATGCGCTGCAGCTTCTCGCGCTGGGCCGGCGTCAGCCTCACGGGCACCGGGATCAGCTTTTCGCCGGGGGCCTTCGCAGGCCGCCCGGTTTTCTTTGGTTTGGCCTGGTCGCTCATTCGGCGCGATCGTCGATCACGGTGGCTCGGGCCACAGCCAGGCTGTTGTCGTCGTCCGCGTCCAGGTCTTCCTCGGTGTCATACACCAGCACATCCAGCAGGGGGCGGTTTTGCTCGTCTTCGCCGGCATCGCAGTGCCAGAAAAATTTGCCGTCATGCTCTTGCGCAAATTGGGTGTAGGTCTTGCTCTTGCTCATGTTGCTCTCCTGGGTTGCTGCAGCGCCGTGCTGCAGTGGTATTACTGTACTACCGAAAGCAGCAGCATGCAAGCGATTCGCGTAATACCTAAATGCAGCGTGTGGTCTTTCTCGCGCTCCGGAACCGGCCGCCCAACAGGGCGCTCAACCGGAGTACCAACGGCCGGCAACTCATCAGCTTCTCTTACAGGTTGGCTCATGGCCGTTGGTCCCCGGTTAGCTTTGCGTTATGCCTCGGGTTCCGGCGGCTTCAGCTTGTGCCGGCGCCGCAAGGCGTCCTCTATCAACTGCGCGGCCGGCTCGTCTTGGTCGCGCAGCCAATCCACCAGCCAGCGTGGCAGCTTGTAGCCCACCGGCACCTTCACGAGCCGGGGGTCGATTGGGGGCCTTCCGGCCCCCTCGCGTTTCCCGCCGCTCATTCGCTTACCCGGATGTGAACGCGCCACTCCATGTCCGTATCCGAGTCCTCGTCGTTCTTCCAGAACTCCTGGACCTCGCCGGCATCTACGTGGTCATCGCTCTCGGCCAGCAGGTACTCGCGGTTCTCTTCCGTGTCTTCGCAGTAGGCGATTTCGTTGTGGCTGATGCTGCGCTCGATCGCTTCATTGACTGTCGTGTAGGTCGTCATGGTCTTTCTCCTGTTTTCCGGTTTGCGCCTATCGCTCACCGTGGAATACAGTCTAGCCCGTTATCAGGCTAGAGTCAAGCCCAAAATCAAAATATTT